ACGGTTCCTTATGACAGAGCCAACAGCAAGCATGCCGCCAATCCCTTGATTGCCAGCTTCCGCTTGCAGCGTCTTTGCTAATAATTCTCTGTCATTTAGTGCCATATTAGAGGAACGCATAAAGTAAAGTTGCAGGGTTAAACGGTGTGCTTTTGGTTGTTGTTTGTGGCGCAGGAATGCCACCCAAAATCTGACTTAACGCACCAAGCCCAGCCAATGGCGCACCAGTTTGCCCCATGTACTGCTGCTTAGCTAAATCAAGCAACTGCTGCTGCATTCTGCGCTGGAACTGAGCTTGCTCACCAACTGCAGCTTGCGTTGCTTGGCCCATGCCAAATGCCTGACCGCCAAGCCCAGCTAGACCACCAGCCGCTGCTTGCTGCACGCCCGCACCTGCCAATGCCGCCTGCTGATTTGCCAGCGATGTTTGTTGCTGCAAATTAGCCTGCTGAAGCGCACGCTGCTGCTCTTGACCAATGTCATACTGAGCGGCCTGCTGAGCTTGTTGAAATGCTTGTTGACGCTGACGTGCTGCAAAGTCACCCGCCATACGTCCGTATTCTCCAGCCGCTACACCTTCTGCAACGCCATGACGCGACCCGCCAAACGCACGCGCTGCAGTGGCTTGAGCGCCTAGCTGGTTCATGCCCTGCTGCTGTTGGCGCATAATGTCTTGCTGCCCACGCTCAATAACGTTTTGAGTGTAGGGCGACATGTACTGCTGCATATTTGCCGTAGCTAACGACCCAACTGGGCCAATCTGGGCAGCTTGCGCCGTTGGAGCTTGGAAGCCTGCAAGGCCGCCGTAAGTCTGACCTGCTTGCTGCATGGCCTGAGATGCACCTTGAAACGCATTCTCTACTGGTTGATTACCTGATGCACCCATGTCTTAGTTTCCTATAAATTTGTTGATGCCGCCAAACAGCTTACCTACTGGCGTTTCGCTTAGGTCTAAAGAGTAGTTCCCGCTTGGCCCCAGTGGGTCAAAGCCACCTGATGGTTTACTTGGTCCAGCTGGATTTCCATAATGCATTTGCATAATCTCAGCATGGCTTAAACTATCATCGTTTCCGCCACCTGAAACTGGCGAAACCCCAAGTGGACCAGTCGCTACCTCTGGCACAACTGGTGGCGCAATCGCTGCGCCTGTGATCGGATCAAAGCGACCAAGCCCAGCTAGGTATGCATACTGATCTGGACGTTGTTCCTGTAGTCTCTGCAAGGCAGACATGTAAGCAGGGTAAGAGCTGTAACCAGAAACACCGCCTGCAGACGTAACCGCTGCATCACCCATCGTAAGCGGGGCTGGACCCTCTAAGCCAAATGCGGAAGCCATCGCGCCCACGTTGCGATTTAGCGCACGCTCTGTTTCGCTAATCTCAGCAATCTCTGGCCCCATATAAGGCACATAGCCCAAATCTTGGATTTGTTGGGCGCGCTCTAACGCTTTCTTTCCAGCTTCCTCAATGTAGGCTGGGATTTTGGTTTCTTGAGTGCTTCTGCTACCCATATTAAAACTCCAAGTGCATTGTTATGGAGTGAGGCTTCCAGCCCAGTTTCTCCAAAGGTTTCTGCCATCCAAAACGACCGTCAAATGAAGCAAATGAACAGCCTTGCAATTTTGCCCATTCTTTCACATTTTCAGTCATTTGTAAAATTTCATCCAATTCACCACCTGCAAGAAACACATGCAAGGCTTTTGTGTTAGGATATACCACGATTTCTGTAATTATGCACCCACGCTCTGCAGGCCATAACTGCATCTTGCCAGAGCGTATGCCTTCGCATACTTCATCCCACGTATTGTGACCGCCAGAGCGCTCTAAAGCAGCCTCTATCCAAGGCTTGCATTTAAACAATACATCTATGGGCGTGTGTACATTCATCCATGCAACCTCGTAATTGCAATCGTTGACGCAGGCGCAGCAGGCGCAAATGCAGTTGCAACCGTGGCGTCTAAAAACCCGCTTGTGCTATCTACTGCCCACATAGCCTCTAAGTAATCTCCAGCACTTACATCAAAGATCGCAGAGCGTGACACAACCAGCACGGCGTTGTTTTGGTGCAGCGCGTTTTTCATCGTTGATCCTGTAACGTCAGTGCCGTTGATACGAGGCCAAAACCAGAAGTTCGCTGTGCTGCCAGATGTTGATGCAATTTGCGCAGAAAAGCTAATCATGTATTGACCAGCTTCCTCAAAAACAAGGCGACTTGCAGGCGTTCCGTTTGTTACACCTTCAGCAATGCTAGAAGTGTACGTTAAAGCGTACGCTGTGTTTGTGGATGCCGCTGTCTGGTCTGTTGTGACTGCGCCAGCGTATTGACCATCCTCTAAGACGATCTGCACAAACGCGCCATTCTTTGACACAACGGGATAACCGTTTTCGTCATCCCACAAGATAACACCGTTTTCCGATGGATTGTCGTCTGCTGTCTTAAAGTACAAGCGCGGAAGCTGCCTGCGCAGATATGCAGTTAGGTTATTGCCCCAAGCCTTTACGTTGTCGCCAATAGGTGGGAGTACGGGTGCTGCCATTACCTACGCCCACCCGCTTTTGCGTCTACCCGCATTGTTCCAACACGCCACGCTGCGTAAGGTGCATCGCCCTCTACGCGCATTCTAATCTGGCGACCTGAAAAGCGCACGGCAGTCGGGCTAGACGGTGTATATGGCCCATGCGTGTACTCTGTGTCGTTGGGGTAGAAACGTGACTTGAATGTAACGTCTACATCGCCCTGCGTCTTTTCGTCAGGGATCAAATCTGTGACCTGCATGATGTTGTCGCCGTTGCCAATACTGATCGGGCCGCTTTCTGCGAATACAGATTGTTCTGTGCCGCTGACTGCGTAGGAAAGCCCAACTTCATGGTCATACATTGCGCCGTTTGCATCCATGAGCATTGGATACTCGAACACGCCGCGTGACGCGCCAGTGGTGCGGGATAGGTTGCCGATGAGCCAGTGGTTTTCTTTGTAATCAAATGCCACATAGCGGTCTATTTCAGTGCTATCCGCTGAACAATAGAACCACCAGATTTCGCCAAACTGACCGTTGGTAAACGCCCAAGTCTTACTTTTCTGTGAGGTGTTGATGTCGTTGAAAACATAATCGTGGACATCACACGGTATCTCAGAAACCAAGTTACCATCAAAACGGTAGAACCCGCCGTTGCCCATCCAGAATACGCCCATGTCAACGTCTGCCGCTGCCTTGCGTGAAATGATGCCGCAAGATGTGCCGACACGCTCAAAGCCATACACATAGGGTGGGCCAATGTATCGTGCTGTATGCGCGTCAATGTCTGTGATAATTAGCGTCTGACCGCGTGTCCGAATAGCCGTTTCAATCTGGCCTGACGTTTGCAATTCAATGTCGCCAGCTTCGTTTGTCGCGGCAGGTGTCCATGTCGTGTTGTCCTCGCGGTCACACCACTGAACCTTGCGTGGGTTTGCGCCTGCACCCAGTGCAAATATAAAGCGTTCTTCTGTGACGATTATACCGCTGTTGTTTATAGGAGCGTTTGCAATCACCGCTGCATCTGATGATGTGCCAAGCTGCCACTCAAGAATGCGTCCGTCTGCCGTAGAACACGCGACAAGGTATTCGCCCCAGTTATCCAGCGACCATGTGGTTGCAGCAACTAGGTTGCCTGTGTCAGGACGCGGTGTGCCGTATGTGCCTGCGCCGTAGAAACCATAACCGTAACCGATGTTGACCGCAGCATCCTCTGATCCCGCTGTTAGGTCAGTCGGCGCAATGTCATATGCAGTGCCGCCAGAGACAACTGCGAATAGCTCGTTATACGATCCCGCCGCAACATAGCGTGTGCCGTTGTTGCTTTCCCAAGTATGCATTCCACGCGGTGCGTTTGTCGTAATACTGGCAATGTTCTCATTCACACGCCAGCCGCCGATAGGACGCAGCGATCCGTCACGCCAGCGAACAAGTGAGCCATCACGCCAACGACCAGATGCATCTAGCTCCGTACCTGTGCGGTAGAAGCCTGCGGGGATGTTAAGCGGTATG